ATGTACTGATTAACAGCTGTTTTACATCTACCATGTTATTCACCACCTATTTTGATATACTTCTGCATGATTTCACGCTGGATCTTTTCTATTTCGCTTCTGGTCTTACTGCCTTTAATGGCATTGTATAGTCTGGTATCCTTTGCCATTCTAGGTGTGCCATACATCACAAAGATGGAATGCCAGCCACCACCCGGCAGGTGGAAACCCACATTAACTTCAGCAATGTTGCCTTTCCAGTAAACAGTGCGATCATTAATGATTGCGCTGTACATAGCACCTGTCGCATAGCCTTTTAAGCCTTTTGATGCATAAGGTGCTGCAGCTGTGGTCACCTGACCTTGTATATAGTCTGCTGTTTCTGTTAAAGCTTCATTGACTGCTGTTTTAAGGTCTGCGCCAGACTTATCAATCTGATATGCCAAGTCCTTGAAGCCATCAAAAATGATAGACATTTTAGCCATTAAGCCTTGCCACCTATCTTTCTGACTTTAAACTGTAAATACTGATGCCAGAAATTGATGTCTTCAGGATCACTGATAATGTCATATATCTGGCCTGTTTCACACAGATAAATCTGACAGTCAGCAGTGATGTCTGGCCTGTACCATGTATCTACTACCGCAGTATTCACGATGGTATACACACCGTCCTTGACATTTTCAGTGCCACCAAAAGTACGAAAAGATCCATAAAAAATATCTTCAACATCTTCTGGTGCTGGATAAGATTTCTTACCAGCACCATATGATGATGTTGTTGCAGGTGTCAGCAGTTTCATTGGCACATTATATGGCACTGATGGTCTGTAGGCTTTAGCCATTCGAACCACCACCTGACAGCTGAATCACACGCTCATAGAAATATGATGATAATTTGCCATCACCTGCGCCATATGTCCACAGATCAGCTACACCCCTGCTGACTGTCCCGGCAGTAGCTTTTGTGCCAATCAGCGATGCCGGAACACCTGCCGACCTCAGATATTCATTGACTTCATCAATATATGTCTGTAACACTGCATCCTGATAAGTACCAGTAACATTCAGTGCTGTTTTAACAGCTGACAGCATATCAAAAGCTTCTGCCATATCAGTCACCTGCCTTTAGAAACCGATTTTTGAAATAAGCACTTCACCACTAGAAAAAAGATGTGCTTCATACAGTGTGCAGCCATCAGCAATGACTTCATCACCGTCTGCATCAAGTGTAGCAGGCTCACCACCAACAGTAAATCCAGCATAGTCATATGCAGGTACAAAATACACAGCACCTTCAGTTGATGTGAAATTACAGGTTTTAAGAGGTTCATTGGCAATATATGTGCCATTTTTACAGGAAAACTCACCTGCACCATTAGCTTTAATAACATCTGTATACTGTACATTTTGTGTCAGATTCAGAATCAGAGCATACAGACTGATCAGATCAATTCCTGTGACAGGTACAATTCTATCTTTATTAATCATTTCAGTTCACCTTTCTTTAAGCTTCAGTTAGTGTCATTGTAAAATTGCCACTGATGATCAAGTTATACTCAGTACCACCATCAGCAAGTTCTACATCACCGCTTAAGGTTATTCTCTCTTTGAAATATGCTGGATCATGTGTACCATTAGCATCATCAAGAAATAAAAGAGCATGGTTCTTGTACAAAATAACAGGATATGTGGCATTACCTGCTTTGATAAACACCATAGGCATCAAATAACTGACACCATCATGTGTAAAAATACTAGGCACATAAGCTGTTGCAAAAGTTGCTGTTGTCTCCCTATTATCAACGACGGTCATGTTAACAATTTTAAAATCACTAGAACCACCACCGCCACCTGATGCAACATCCGCAATCTTATCAATGATGGAAGGAATATCAGTTAAATCAGCTACATCAGCTGCTTCACCGCCAAGCACTTCATAAATGGCTTTAAGGGCTTCAGTGTTTAAACTGAAATCAGCATCTTTAAAGTCACCGCCAAGCATGAAAAACAGCTTGCCTAATGCATCTGCAGTGGTGTTGATGGTTTTGGCTTCGATGCCACCGCCACCACCATGACCACCATCATCGCCTAGAAAACATCTTGTGATATATCGCATATACGATCACCTTAACCTTTAATGATCTTCCAGAAACCTGTCGGATTAAGCGTCTTACCATCGACCACAACAAGAGCCTTGTCTACCCACTCATTTGATTCTTCATCAAAATATCTTCTCATTGTGAAACCAAAATTTTCATTGATGGCGTATTCAATCGGCTGCCAGAAGACACCGACCACATCGCCCTGTGCTGCAGAATCAAAGTCTGCGATGATGTCAGGTTCTACAAGGCTGACTTCTCTGCCAAAAAATCTGCCATTCGGATTTCTGGCATCGCCATCATTGACTTCAAGGCCAGTGGCCTGTCTGAAGATAGGATTCTTGTTAGCATCTGCCATGGTTTCAAGATAGCTTTCAACAGTAGACAGTGGGAAAATAAACTCACCGTCACGATAACCAAGCGGAAGCTTTGCGAAGAAGTTCTTGCGCCAAGCCTGCCAGTCACTCATATCTTTTGCAGTCATGGTGATTGTATTGGTAACTCTGGGATCATTCAGGATGCCAAGAGGCATACCCTCACCAGAACCATTGACAATGGCATAGTCCATAGCTTCAAGATACGCTTCTGCAATGACTTCAGCAACCTTTGTTTCAAATGCATCCAGTGTCACGATGCTTGCAAGGAAGGTCTGTGCAATCCTGATCTCTGCCACATGGTAGCTGAACATGATCTTTGCAAGCGGATCAAGTTTCTGTCTGGGACTTACAGTAGATTCATTGATCCACTTAAAGCTGGCCTTCAGTGCGCCAATCGGAAACTGCACACCGCCCTGCACGTTAAGCTTTCTAACCTTGTTGTACAGGTTACCATAACGCAGCCTTACAGTGTTGATGACCTGATTCATAATGGTCAGCGGAACAGCAGCCCCTGTGTCTGCAGTGCTGATGGCATCGCCTGCTCGCAATTCCGCAGGAATTGCAGTGCCATGCTGGACATATGCCATGAAAGCGTTTCTATACTCTGCGGTATCAGTAGGATCTACATCTGATCTGGTCTGTGATGCAGTGGCCTGTACAAAAGAACCATTGACCTGTGCGTTATGCAGCTGTGCATTTGCAGGTACTACAGATCTTTCATCTGTACCAGTCTGTGCCTGCGCCTGTGCCTGTCTGGCTTCTTCAGCTTCAATGGCAGTCAGCTGTGCCTGTGCAGCATCTCTTTCTTCCTGCAGTGTCTGTGCCTGTGCAGTTAAGGATCTGACCTCATTGGCATCTGTAGACTTTTCAATTGCAGATCTGATCTGTGCAATTCTTTCATTTCTAGCTTTAATCAGCTTTTTAAGGAAATCTTTCATTTTTTGGTTACCTCACTTTGAGTAATGCGTCAAATTTGGCTTTTGCCAGTTCCAGATCACTGTCCAGTGATCGCTTCACACTATCCAGTGTGGCTTTGGCACTATCCAGTGCCTGTTTATTTCTAACACTGATTTCAGTATCTTCATAAGCAGGAAATGTGACTGCAGATACTTCAACCACGTTTGAAATCTTTTTGATATGTCTTGTAGGATGATCTGATTCCAGTTCAGTCCATTCCTCATCATCCACCATGAACATAAATGACATACCACTGACATCACCACGTTCAATGGCAGAATAAAGATTTCTGGCATCACTGTTATTCTTCACATCAAGATTCACCCTGATTGCCATGCCTTTATCATCCGGCATCAGCTGCATGGTGCTGTTAGCATTGTTATTCCTTGACCTTGCCAGCGGAATCTTTGACAAATCGTGATTGACAAGGAATCTGACATCATGCAGATCAGCACCAGTTAATGCGCCTGCTTCGATGATCTCATCAAAATATCCAATATCCGTCTTACTGTTATACACAATAGGTCTGCCAGTAACCACACCTACTGCATCATCAGTCTGTTCTGTACGGATTTCAAAAGTATATGATCTGTGTTCATAATCTTTCATCAGCCTACACCTAATGTAACAGTACCAATACCATCTGATATAGCAATCAGACTGCCATTGACTGTACTTCCTTTCAGATTTTCACCAAAATATTCATAAACACCAGCTTTAATGACATTTGCCATGTACTGCGCTGTAATGTGATCTACCCGGTCATCGTTTGCCCACAGATTTGATATATCAGCAGGCAGTGAAGGCATTGTAACACCATTAAAGCGCATAGTGTTATAGATGTTGTTAGCAAATGCAGTGGCATATGTTCCAATTTCCAGCATCGGATACACCACTTCATTTACTTCATAAATCATGTTGGCTATTTCCACAGCACCTTCTGCAGCGGTCACTTCCTTCTGCAGTGTGAAGGTCACTGAAGTGTTCTGCGCCTTAAAGGTTTCTACTGTGCCATCAGCATATGTCAGTGTAAGCCTGACATACACATAACCTGCCACCTTCCCTGATGACAATGTATATGTCCTGCCCACTTCAAATGCGCCTTTGTCAATGGTACAGGTCACATTTGGCAGTTCGTCTGTACTCATGCCTTCACACTTAATAGCACCAGAATCAAGTTTGGTGTAGGTGATATTCTTGATCACTGTCTGATGGTCAATCTGATCGATGCGGAACAGGTTCTTGTTGGTGACAGCCACCACAACATCTGTTAACTGTTCATCGCTGGCATCATAGATTTCAAGGCCAGCCATAGCCTGTGATACTGCAGCTACTGTGTGTATCACCTTGCCTGTAGCAGTCTGTATAACATCACTGTCTGCGCTAATCGTCAAAGCCTGTTCAGCAGATCCATCATATTCAACGCCATTGATCCGCAGTGCGTATGGATTAGGCAGTCTTGTTGGAATAATTTCATCTACTTCTGTTTTGGTGTAGTAATCATCAGGATCAATAACCCCGGCCTGATCGATCATGTACAGGATATGTTCAATGATATCAGGATTTTGCTGTACCACTGCTTCTGTTGTTTCAAGACCTTCCAGCACAGGCAGGCTGTATACTGTAGTGTTAAATTCCTGCAGAACATCACCAGAACCATCAGATGCATACAGCTTCAGGCAGACAATAAATCTTGTATTGCCCTTATAAGCGCAGGCACTTCTGCCCACTAACCAGCTGAAGGTCATGGTATCGCCTGCAGTGGTAAGATCGTCAACAATGTACACATCACCATCACCATTGGCATTGATGTAATTGATGTGTGCAGTGAAGGTTGAAAGGTCATAGCCACTATAGGTCTTCGGCATTTGGAATGCCAGTCTGTTGACATCATCATCTGATTCAACGCCCAGAAGCGTGATGTTTTCAGGAATCTGCATAGTACGCAGATCATCATTTATCACGATATAATCAGCCATTTAAACATCACCACCTTCTTCTGTGATCGTTTCATCCTTGTTTTCATCCACAACATCCATCTGAACATTACCAACCTTACCCATCTGGTACTGTGCAGCCATGTCAGCTTCTACCCAGTTCAAAGACATATACCGCTTGCCTTCAAGTTCCGGCAATGGCATCAGACCAAACATGGTTCTTTTTTCATTCTCAAATAACGCACCAGTTGGTGACAGAAGATTAGCAAGTTCAATCTTCTGTGTAATGGTCATAAAGATCAGATCTTTAGGATAAAATTTGATCTGATTTCCAAATGCCCTTTCACGGATTGTAAACAGCTTCTTTGTAAAAGCCTGTGACAGCGATGTGATCAAAGGTTCAAGTGTCTTCTGATAGAAGGCTTCATACTGTTCTTTGGTGTAGTCCCCGGTCAGGATCGCAAGCGGTATTCCCCAGTTACGCAGAATCTTTTCATCAATAAATTTCAGCGTGTCACCATCCACCATTTTGATGTCTTTGGGGAATGGTATGAATTCGCCTTTCAGATCCATCGGTAAAAATCCGCTTTCACCTGCCTGCAGCTTTCTTTCCAGTTCACGCACATTCTTTTCCATCGTGCCATCATCAAGCATGGTGTTATATTTCACCACGGCATTGACCTGATAAGATGAATTCATGGCTTTTGCAATGCCATTCAGCATGGTCTTGTTAAGATTTAAGGTGTCAAGCAGTGCTTTATGATCTGGCTGGCCTGTGCGGTCACCGCCCATGTAATCTGACAGACTGTAGTTATACTTGATGTGTATAACATCATCATATGGAATTGTGGTGCTTTCCCCATTCCAGAAGAAAAACTTTACAAACAGTCTGCCACCTGAATCTTCAATAAAATCAACCTGTGTTGGATTGATCGGAAAAAGTGAATCATAATATCTTCTTTCCTGCCCGGTCTTTTCATCAGTCCATGTGTAGTAAGTGGGGATGATGAAAGCATTGTAGTTCATCAGAAGCAGGTACACTGTCTTTTCAATAAATTCACTGGCAGTCATCAGCTGGTTAGGTGAATTCAGGATATCCTGCACATTACCCTTAACTGGCACAGGGTCATTACCCATCATCCTGATATGTGTAGGCGCAAGCTTCTTCATTTCATCCGCAATGCATTTCAGTGCCTGCTGGACAACATCACTTGCATAGATGTTAGTGCCAAATTGTGAATATATAGGTGAAAAACCATCAAAAGAAGGTGCAAAGACCACATTCTTTGGCGTGCGTTTAAAAAATCTGTCAAGCCATCCCATTTCTATCACCCCACATTCACAGTGTATTCATAATATCAGTTCGATATCTTCTAAACATTTCATAACAGCAGATCAGGCTGATTGTGCCATCAATTCTGCGTGATGCCTGCCCCTTGATTTTTATAGGCAGGATATGCCCGGTATCCCACACCTGTACTGATGTGTTACCCAGACACCACTTATCTATTGGATTATCATTGTAGTTAATGACCTGATCACGCAGATCCGCTTCCACAAGACGCATTGGATTTGACAGCACATATCTGTTTTGGTAGACCATTTCAGTGTCAAAGCCATATTCTTCCATGCGCTTCAGAAATTCTTTGGCAAATCGCTGATCATACCCGGTTTTGTATGTCCTGATCCTGTGTTCCTTGTAAAGTTCAGCAAACCAGTCAGCCACAACAGACACATCAACTTCATTGCCTTCGATGATCCTGATCAGTCCCTGTCTTGCCCAATCTTCATATTTCGCACCAGATTCCTTGTCATCACTGGCTTTCAGTTTAGATTCAGGTATCCAGTACATTTGATGTATGTATTTGGTATTGTCATCAGGTTTAAGCAGCAGGACTTTTGCGGAACACATATCTGTGGTTTCAGCTAAGTCCACACCACCCAATGCTATACTACCCCTAAAATCATCAATGTTGTATACCCTTGAATAATCCAACATTTCGCCAGCAAGCCATGCTTCACTGTTGCTGACCTTAAAGTTAAAATCCTTTGACAGTGTAAACATTCTGTCAGCTTTTGACCTTCTGGCAGCGTCAACCTGTTCACGCAGGTAATCCCACCTTTTGACAATGCCCACAGTAGGATTTGATTTTTGCCATGATCTTTCATCCTGCCACACTTCCTGTTCGGAATCCTGTGTGTACAGCCATGGCAGATATCTTTCAGCACTGATGCTGTCATCTTCACCATTCAGGATCTTTCTGGCCTTCACCAGTTCTTCATCCAAAAAGCCACCATTTACAAAACCTTCTGTGGTTATCAGGATCAGCTTTGGATTCGGTTTAAGTGACTGTGACTGTTCAATGGATTTAATGATCACATTATCTTTCATTTCATGCACTTCATCCACAATGGCAAAATCAATGTTTCTGCCTTCCTTGTTGCGTGTACGGTCTGACAGCTTGAAGACCTTACTGCCATTGATCTTGCACTTGATCCACTGCTGGTTCTTCCAAGTATCCATCTGCTTTGGATCGATCATCAGGCGCATAGTGTCGATCGCCTGATACAAGATGTTGGCCTGATTGTCATCATTACTGCTGCACACAATATCAGATCCATCATTACCAGTGATCAGTTCTGTCAGTGCAAGACCGCTGCAGGTTTCTGACTTTGTGTTCTTTCTGGCTATCAGCAGCAGTATCCTTCGGAATCTGTCAGTCAGGTCTTCAGCCATCTTGAAACCATAGACTGCGGATATAAAAGCCTTCTGCCACAACATCAATTTCATAGGCTGGCCATAGAAAGGTGATTTGGTCAGCTTCACACAGTTTTCCATGAAATCCATACGCAGATCAGCACCAGCACAGTCATAGATGTATCTGTCATCTTTCATGTCTTCAAGAAGCCTTGACAGTTCTGTCCACAGTTCCGCACCAGCTAATATGTCACCATATTCTATCTTTGCATGGTATTCTTCTAAGCATCCATTACTGCTTTTAATCATCCAGTCACCACCTTATATGTCACCAATCGGATCACATGATGGATTTGTACATTCACCATAGTCTTCAAAGCACTTACTGCAGCAGAAGTAGCATTCCCAGTAGTCCCTTCTTTCACATCCATCACAGACTGAAGGCGCATCATTGGTCACATCATCATTAATCATTTAACTGTTCCTTTCTTGCCTGCAGAAATGCACGCAGTGGGCTTTCTTCTTCAGGTGAATCTTTACGCAATACAGAAATCAGGATCTTCACACAGTTATTGTACTGCTGCAGAAGTTCCTTGTACTGTTTAGCAGCTGGTGTAGGCTTCTGCTGTGATGGATCATTGGGATTTACCCGGATAAAAGGCAGCTGACGCAAGTCATCAAGCTGGCATTCCAGAAAGATGACATCATCTATCATTGGTCTTATGATGCCTTTGGTGTCTTCCACATCTTTGAAAATCTGCATTAATTCCTGTCTTCTTGTCATTTTGTCACCTATTTTCTACAAAAAATTTCAATTTTTGAAGCGTTTTTTTCGAACACTTGTTTGTTTTGGTCAAATCTGTTCTATATGTAGTAGAACAGCAAAAAATGGTTAGTAACGCCTTGAAACCCAGTAACCATGCGCCTTTCAGGGCATTTTTAGGCGTTACCATCAGTGTACATTGTTAGTAACGCACTAGTAACGCCTTCAAACCCGCATAAACACTGGGTTTTCGGCACTTTGTTACTAGTGTTACTAGGAAAAAGTAACCATAATACTTTTTATTTTTAAATAGATATATATAATATATATAATATATAGAAAAAAAATATATAAGTTACTAGTAGCGTATCAGTGTACACTATCGCAAACCAGCATAAACACTGGATTTCTTGCGTTACTAAATGTTACTATCCCCTTCTGCAGGTAACGCCATCAAAGCCAAAAAATGTGGATATGCCCACATCTGCCATGATTTGGTTTCAAAAAATCTCAAAAAATTGCTTTCTGCGTGAGATGTGGTCATCTCCCTTTCAGTCCCTCTTATGCATAAAATAAATCCATATGGGGGGATATCATCACCACAGCTTCAGTTGCATATGCAGTGAATAAATTATCTGAATCAGATAACATCAGGCATTATGCATCAATCAGGTTGATATCTTTCAAACCAATCCTTAATGTACCCCTGCCAGTCCTTTAACTGTCTGTCAGTTAAGCCCTTGCACTTCACCCTTGCCATACAAACTTCATAGCTGGCATCAATAAAGATCAGATCATCTGCGCCCAGTCTTTGCATCAGCCTGTCCCTGTCACCTTTCAGCGCACCACCAGTGATGACAAAGGCACTATGCCAGTTACCGCTTCTGTACCTGATGATGTCATATAACTTATCCCTGACTTCAAACACAATGTGCTTAAGTGATGATGGCTTGTCATACCTGTCATTGATGCTGACCATCTGCCATATGCTGTCCATATCCACCACCAGATCATCTGCAGATGCATTGGCTTGTACCCAGCTTGTCTTACCTGAAGCAGGCGCACCATACACAATGTATACCTTCTTCTGTACTGGCCTGTGCGTGTTTCCTCTGCTATCACCAAACCTGTCATGTACCTTGTTGTGACAGGCAAAGCAGATGCATTCCACATTGTCAGGATTAAGTGCCACCATCGCATCATTTACATTTCCTTCAGACAGTTCCAGTTTATGATGAATGATCAGGTCATACTTGTTGATGATCGGCTTGCCACATCTGCAGCAGTGGACATAACCATCTTCTGTGGTGCGCTGGTTAATGATGACCTTCCTGAAGTCTTCCCACTGCTTTGATTTATAAAACTGTTTGCGTGTTATCATTTGTTACCCCTTGCTAACATTTGTTTCAATGCCTGAACACTGTGTCATTTAAACAGGCGCACATATAACTGTGCGCCTTAATCATTCCATTTCCATCATGCCTGCTATGATCATCAGCATCACCACAACAGGCATGATCAGTATCATCTTTAATCTGTTTATAACCATACTGCAATATGGCCAGTGTACTTACCATCAGACTTCCTAACACTTAATGTCCTGATGATGTCACCCCTCTGCCACTCAGTGTCCATCTGACCATTGACCATTTTATAAGTGGCAAGGCTTGTCAGGAAAGATTCATTGTATCCATAACCATTCGGCTGGTTAACATATACCACCTTTAAGTTTTCCTTGACTTTGATATCATCCGCCCCGGAATCATAATAATCCCATGGTGTGTTATAGTACGGTTCTTTATACCATTTTGACACACCATCTTTAAAATCAATCTTTGTATACCCGGCTGTTTCGACATCCTTTGATGTATCCAGAGTAAACACAGTGACCTTATAACCTGCATTGACGCACTGCCTTTCAATGTAATGGTCAAACTGTCTGACCTTCGGAAACATGACAGGTGATACAGGCATGATTTCTGGATATTCAGACTTTCCATCATAGTAAAGCCCTGTGATAGAAAACAGCACCGTATAGACAAGGCTTGAACAGTCACAAGTACCATCATAGTTCACCAGATCATAGTTATAATCAACAGCCACTACCCGGTCAAGAAACTGGTTTCTGTGGTTTGAGTCATAGCCTACCATGCCATTTGTAATGGCCTTTTCCATCCGCACCGCAATAGCTTCCGCCATATCATCATCAAACCTGTAGACCTTTGCCCAGACAGGATTGTGCTGATACCAAGATCTGGCACGCAGTTCAAAGCCTGTCTGATCGCCATTAAAACCATTCTGGATTTCATCATTTTCATCTTCCCCGGCTTCACCTAACAGATATGCTGTGCGATTGTAATTTAATGTATCAGCCATTTTAATCACCCCTTTCTTTACCAGTGGATCTTTGCAATATGCCAGTGCTTTTCTGTTTCAGTGCTTTCCTGCCATGCGCCATTTCTGGACATGGTAAATGTTGCGCCATTGCCAAGGCACTTGTAGATGGTCAGCTGTGTGGTGTCATATTCAGCATTAAAATTCACAGTGTTTGGAATAGTGGACTTATCAAAATCATGGACATCTGACAGGATCGACAATGTAATGCCTGTACTGTCAATCTGTGTGATGTAGAATCTGTTGGCAGTCAGCTTCTTTGTGATCATAATTGATGTATAGCTGCTGCCTTCTGTGATATCCGCATTGGCCTTTTCAATGCCATCAAAATAAAAGTGGACTTCTGCATCTTCCCCTGCCACCCAGTGTGTTGTGTTTGACAGATACAGCTGGTTTCTGTGGATCGTGCCAAAATTCCTCAGAAACTTGATCGTGCCAAGATTAGCCTGATTTTCTTCAAACAGATCGATAGCTACCGCATAAGGAATGTTGCCCACACCTATTGTCATGTGCCTGCCATTCACTGCGCCTGTTGTTTCATCAGTGGTTTCCACCACCTTGAAGATCCGCACAGGTTTGCTTGCGCTTATAGTATCGATATCATCACGCATTGTGTCCATGCGTCTTGTCATCACTCTTAGATCACCTGTCATAGGCATGACCTTGCGCCTGACCTGATAGATGGCACTGACCGCTTCAGCGCAGGTCTTTCTTGCTGATTCATCGACCACTTCAAAGGTCTGCATATCGCCTTCGATGCCAGCTATTTCAAGGTGATGCATCGGATATGTTTTATTCGCCATTTTAACCACCTGCCTTTTACTTGTTTAACCACTGCTGCAGTGCCTTGACTGTACCCGGACCACACTGACCATCCACACCAAGATCTGCGCCAATGGTTTTGTTAAGGTGCTGCTGCAGTCTGACCACTGTATGATATCCACAGTAGCCATCAGCCTGTGCGCCAATCAGTGTCTGCAGTGCCTTGATGACCTGTGATCCACCATGCGGTCTTCTGTCAAACTGCCATGAATATTCGTTACAATTCGGAAGGAATATCTGATTGCTGACAGGCTGATTGCTTACAATGCCATCTGCAGTGGTTTTAAGCCTGTTCTGAAGCGCAAGTGTGGTCAGCCTAGACCAATCACCATCTACCACTAAATGTGGCTTGTCGGCCTTGTCAGAAGGCTTCTGCGCTGTTTTCTTGCCCTTGATGATTTCAGGATAGTCTTTGTAGGCTTCATTCATATCAACTCTGCCTGCGATGCCAGCAACAGAACCATCAAAACTGTACTGCAGGATACCCACATCAGCCACATCAGGCTTGCTGTATCCCGGCCTTGCATACCATGTATCAAACCTTGCCAGTTCAGGCTGATAGAAATGCGAAAACATAAAATCTTTGTTGGTATAGTTCATCACATACCAGCCAAAAGATTCCATGCGCTTACAAAAGGCCAGTACAATGTCTGTATTGCGCCTTTTAGAAGGTGTAACCCCACATCTTCTCATCCAGTTTTCAGAGTCATATTCAAAATCACAGGCCACAGGAAAACTGATCAGATCCTTATACGGCGCAAGCGCAGCATTAAAGTAATCAGCTTCTTTTCTTGCTTCTTCAGGTGTCAGTGAATATAAAAACCAGTAAGCACCAACAGCGATGCCAGCATCAGCAAAGCCCTTGATGTTGCGTTTAAACTGTGCGTCAATATGTCCCTGACCATACCCGGCACGGATCATGGCAAACTGGATACCTGCATTTTTAACTCTGGTAAAGTTAATGTTTCCATTGTGAGTTGATACATCAATACCTTTCATTATGCCCATTCCCCACTTTCTATCTGTTGCTTCCTCATTTCAAGTTCCTGCTTTCTGATCCGCAGTGTAGCAGGATCATTTGTCCATTCATTTTCTTTGTCCCAGTGCTTAAGTAGGATCATTGCAGATGCAGGATCTGGCAGTGCAGCCTTTTCATATACTTCCACACGCACCAGCCTGCGCTTGTCTAGATTTGAAACATCCATGCCCAGTTCAGCCAGCGCATTTTTAATATCCGCATCCCATTCTTCATATTCAATGACAGTCTTTTTTTCCGAATAAGTGAAGCCTGTTGCACGCTTGTATAATGCTGCTTTTATGGCTTGAACAGGCATTTTGCGCCCACTTTTTATCAGTTCGTTAAACTCTGAATACTTCTTTTTATACTCACAGAATGTGGACTTGTTAATGCCAAGATTTTCAGCAATTTCCTTGTCTGTTGCGCCTGTTTTCAGCCAATCAGCGATTTCATCAAACCTTGCCTTAACACTGGTTTCATACTTTGATGGCCTTCCACTTTTATTCATTTAGATCACATCTGTTCGGTTTATTCGGCTTTCAAGGTCATTGACCTGCTGTTCAAGTTTATAGGTTCGTTCAATGATGGAATTGTGTTTATCCTGCTTCGCTTCAAGACGCACAATATCTTCCTTGATGCTGTTGATCTGTTCATGGATCTTTACAGACTGCTTTTCCTGTTCCATCCTGATTTCCATCATTGATTCATCGTGTGAAGCTTTGGCAGTCCTTGCCACACCAAAATAAGAAAAAATCCCACCAATGCAGGCTACAAGTATTGATGAAATCCAAGGCATCCAATCAGCCATGTCACGCACCTTCTTCCACTTCAGGCAAGCCAGCAACACTTGTCAGAAGTGAAAGGATACCAGCCAGCGCAGCTACCCCTAAAACGTGCAGCCACTCTACATCACTTATAGTTACCGCCACCGGGATTGTGGCCACAGCGGTCTGTGCAAATGTTTTAACAGCACGCACACCAGCTGCTTTTGCCCAGTTCATCCAATATGTTTTATCCTTCATAAAACAAAACACCACCTTTCCATGTTAATTTTGGCACACAAAAGGTGTTTTAAGAATACCCACCAATGCAAGCGCAAAAGGCGCAGGCAGTGTGTTGCTGGTGTGTTTTGACAAATAAAAAAGACCACCTGCAAAGGTGGTCTTTCTGATCAGTGCCTGTTTAATATGGTGTGTCAATATATTCCCTGATTAATTGCTTAATCAGCCCCTGCACATTGCTTTCTTTTTCCAAAAATTCAATGATGTCAGCATCTGTCTTCCTGTTTAAGTTAAGCTTGATCTGCTTCACATTGGTGGCATTGTATTTGATCGATGCCCTGACCTTTGCAGATGATTCAGCCATTGATATCACGTCCTTTCTAAATTGTAGTGTAGATAAATAAGATCCGCTTTTCATTTTCTGTGATCAGTCCAGCATCAAGCAGGCCAGTCAGATAAGCCAGTGAAAGACTGCGCTGTACTGTCTTTGCATCCGCATTATGATAGCTTTCCTTTAAGTATTCAATGGTTTTTCTGACCTTTTCAGGCATTTTATTCAGTACTTCTTTTGTCATATTTGTTTACCTTCCTTTCTGGTGGATACCCGGCATTATACCAGATATCCACCATCTTTTCACCAGAGCCAAGCAATCTGTGTCAGTGCCATGGCTTCTTCATCTGTTGTGGGCATCTGTCTGTTTCCACAACAGTAGATGTCAGCACCCATTTCAAGCACCTTGCAGAACAGTGTGCCATCTTCAAACCAGAACCTTACATCTGTGCCATTCAGCTTGAAGTCTTTCATTCAGATCACCTTCCAGCCATCGCACTGTACTGTTTCAAGGTCAAACGATGCGATGTTTTCCAATGGAATGTCTACCACATAACCATCAGATACAGCCTTATCCACTGTGAAATAAAGCTTGCCATTTTCGCAGTGCAGATAGTTAACCAGCTGCTTGATTGTGTTGCCATTCCTGTAATTGATTGTGAGCATTAATCTTTCTTTCATTTCAGTTACCTTCCTTTCTTTAAATGATCTGCAGTGCCTTTGCAATCCGGGTCTGCCATGCTTCATCCATCAGATCTCTTACATCATTGTCATGTGTCCATGCCCATGTCCACAGATCTTCAAAAGCAGACCTGTCTGCAATACCCATTTCAAACAGCTGTGCGACCTTATCCATGGCTTCTGTGGTGCTGTTCACTCTGACCAGCCAATCCTTGCTGATTGGATTCCAGATGTAACCTACCTGCTTCAGCTGGTCTTTGACCTTGAAGCAATCACTGCATTCCACATTGTACTTGCCATCCATCTTGTCCTTGCCACTGATTCTGATTGTCATTTCATTCATCCTTTCTTCATATATACTTCATTTAAGTAGGTAAGAAATAAATTCTTGCAAGTGCCATTGGACTGTCTGCCATGGCTGTATGTAAGACCTTCAAGCACCTTGAATGCCATCACCCTTGCTTCTTCCACCTGCTCATCAGTGATGTTTGCCATTGCCTGCTCACCAAACTGTTCAACAGCATACCCACGAAAAATCCTGCCAAGATATGTCATTTTATCCATCCTTTCTGATGGTCTAACCCTGCCTACCATCAAGGGAAGTGATTTGTTTAGATGTAGATGATGTGATCTCTGCTGAAGTTCCAATCCTTAATCTTATCAGTGAAGTCTGCCTTGCCTGCCAGCCCTTTGTAAAGAACCTTGCCTGTCTTCTGGTCTTTGATCGTTACTTCTGTTTCATTGACTAACATTCTTACTAAAAATCCTACTGTCATCTGATCACCTGCTTTCTTCATTGTGGTAGATAGTGTATCTTGCAAGATACTGCATCATGCTGTTCAGATCCTGATATTTTGCAATCATGCCCCTGTGCCAGCCATTGTTGTAAAATTCACGTTCATACAGCTTGTAATGGTAGTACTTTTCTTTCTCATCATAGTACATGACAAAATTGATTTCAGTCATGTTCAGTTCGCCAATCTTTTTCATCTTTCTTTACCTTCCTTTCCATCAATCTTCAGGCCAATACCAAACATCATCCTCAATCATGAAACCATTCACATTGTCATCATCATCACTGGTTTCACACATAAAGATTTCTTCACTTTCTTCATGTGTGCTATTCCAGTCATAGCACATATCCCATAATGCCTTGTTCTTTTCCCATGTGTAATTTTTCATAAGCTCATTTGCCATTTTCATCATCTTGCTGATGGTTTGATTTCTTGTCATCTTTATCATCCTTTCAATATCGTTTTTTTATTTTATTATATCAGTGTACACTGATATTGTCAAGGGATATTTAAAAAAAATCCACCTAAATTTTTAGGTGGATTTTTATGGTATTAATAAATGTCAGTGCGTCTGCTGTAGACCTTCTTGATCTTTTCTTTTACGGCCTGTTTAGCGCAGGCAAATTTTGCATATTCATAATCAGCACTGTTCCTTCTGGCATCTTCTTCTGCCTGTCTGTCAGCCTTCCACTGCAGATAGCCTTCACAGCTGCTGTGGCAGTACAGATGCCTTTCCTCACAGTTTAAACAAGGTGGATCAATCATAGCAATACCCCCAAACAGATCACGAACAGCACCACATATGCCACTGCTAATATTCCAGCGCAGGCCTTAATGAAATAGTCATCATCCAGCAGGAAATACAGCGCAATGAAAAAATAGATCATACTGATTATTAATGCTACAATAAACAAGCTTAGCATCACATCACCCTTTCAGATCAAGATATTTCTGCAGGTACACTATAGCCTTCTGCACATCTTCAGTAGGTGCTTCATGCTTCTTCATGCACCTGTAGATGTATTTAAAAGCATTGCCAAGGCAGAAGTCTGCTGTAACGTCAGCACCAAGTGCTTCAGTCATCACATCAATACATTCATATTTCCCGGTACTGTAATGTGCAGGATGATTTACTGTGTCATAGATTTCAGTCATTTTTTAACCCTCATATCAGCACCACACCATTTGCAGAAATTATCTCTGGGATTTTCCATGATATATGTGGCGCAAGGTTCACCACATTCACTGCAGTAATAGTGTGAAGCACTCTGAATCCACTTGCCTGTCTTCCGCTGTGGCTCTGCGGATGGCAACTGCTTCAAAACGTCTATAGCGTGATTTGCATCAATCCCACCATCTGGTGTAAGCTCACAGCAATTAAACTCATCAATCGCCAGCTGTCTGCTAATGCTGTCTTGTACTAATTCGCCTTGACCACAGGCAAGTATTTCAGGCTCTGCGGATGGAAGTGTATCTATCACATCAATTGCTTCTGATATGCCATCACACACCAGCTGTGTCCTTTCATCTGCACTTTTATAATCATCATATCCTAACTTCTTAAATTCCTGTTGAAATCTCTTTTCCAGTGCATTGATTGCTGTCTGTTTATCCATAATCATTCACCTTCTATTAATTCAGCTTCATATAACCAGCCATTAATAATTGTGTTCAATAGTGTCCGATATTGCAATGACAACAGCACTGATCTGTGTGTGGTTTTTCCATGCCATTTAAACCAGATTGCAGATGTCTTGCTGAAGTCTGCTATACTGCAGATCTGTCTGCCAGCCTTATACTTCGCTTTGGTCATTTTTATCCACCTTTGCTTCATCTGCGATCACCGCAAGTGACATTGCAATATCAGTCAGTAACATAAGTAACCATTCGTTATAGCTTGCGCCATTTTGATTTTTGTCATTAACCCTTTTAATTAAATTTTCATATCTACTCATCATAATCATTCACCCCCATACGGTTCTGGCAATGGCATCCATGCAATGATGTTTTCGACCTTTCCACAATGTCCGAAACAAAACATATCCCACTTGCCATTAGTCCACTCTCCGTGTTCAGCATAAATGTCATCATATCCGTCAACGTGTACATATTTGACAGTGATCAGATACTGTCCATTCTCTTCCGGCAGTCTCTCACTGCATGGAATCCACCGCCTATTCAGCATCTTCCATACTTTATCCTGTTCTTCCTGACTCTCACAATGGATAGTGATGTCATAAGTATCATCGTATATTTTTGCTGTTCCATCTTCGTCAAAGATAAGGTTAATTGAATCATTCATCATCATTCACCACCATTTCACCTGCATGAATTGCTTCATGCCATCTTTTATTAACCTTTTTAATAGCTTCAGATGGATTTCTTGCTGTTTCAAAATAATAAGCATCCATCATGCAGTCATGCAGGATGTATAACCTTTCTTCTGCATACCAGTAACCTAAATATGGATTGATTGAATAATTAAATTCGATGCAGGGCAGTGCATCTTTCATCTGCTGACATCTTTTGATAACTTCCATAAATGGTATATATTTCTGTGCCATATCATTCACCTATAATTTCAGCCACATATGGCAGTTTCTTCAACACTTCAATAAATTCATGCCATTCATCCAGCTTATGCCCTGTGCGCTGATTGATCATACTGACTACATTTTCATAGTTCATTGTCACTGTCCTGCGCTGGTTATAAGATGTCGGCAGAAGCTGTATGATCTGCCACCAGTACCTTTTATCTTTTAATTCGTTATACAGTCCCCGGTACAGATTAAGCTTATCAATCAGCTTCTGTAAAATCACAATACCATTGCCATCCAAGTGATCATAACTGAAGTCTTCCAGCGTGAAGGCTTTGACATGGATCTTGTGCATGGTACTGCAGCTGTTGGCTACAGTACCTATCTTGTAGGTGTCAAATTCTTTCCACCAGTATAAAGGTGCTATGATATCCATACTGACCATGATCTGTCTTAAATACTTTCTGTGTTCAGTACCTGCTTTGTACAGCCTGCGCATCAGATCAAGGTCATTTTGACCTGCTGTGAAGACAGGCATTCCTGTGTCATAATAAAATTCACCATGCCACCCACTGTCACTTATGTGCCATGAATTCATTGGATTTCGCATACCCCGGATAGCATGATCAAACCCCCACCAATCAATATTTTTAACTTTAATCATTTTTCTTACCTTTCAAGCAGTTCATTTAAAACATCTTCAGGAAACAGTTCAGATGCAAGGATCTTTACCAGCTTATTTCTTTTCTTGCTGATGTTCTGGTACTTGCAGTCATAGATTTCACTGATTTCCATGATGGTCATGCCGTCAAAGTATCTGCTGGCTATCACATCACAGTATTCATCATTCTTGATCTTTTCAAGTGCCTTATCAATCCTTTTCCTTTCAGGATGGTCTGGTGGCAGTTTAGGATACAGATATAACAGTTCTTCGGTCTTTTTAAAGCTATTGCTGAAGATATAGGTTATTCTGCCTTCATTTTTCAATCTGCGTACAGCCTTGATTGCACCAGCTTCTGCAGCCTGATTAATGATATCTGTCAGTTCAGCCTTTGTCAGTATCATTTCATCCTTCCTTTCCTTAATCATCATCAATATGGACACATCGCCACTTGCACTTCTTCAGTCTATGTTTGTTATAGTGACACACAGATGTTTTGACCGTACTGCTCTTAACACCGCACATCTTTGCCAGTTCAGCTGCGCTGTCTGCAATCGCCACTGGCAGTTCATACTTGTCACTTGTCACTTCCATCCATATCTTTTTCATTGGCATCCACCACATTTTCTACCAGATACCTTGCCAAATCATTCATGCCAAGGATGTACTGCACAGCTTCTGCTTTTTCAGCATTAGATGATAACCAGTCATAACTATCACTGATTAGGTCACTTACAGACCTGTAGATATCTTCTTTACTGATTGTAGTCATTCTTTAACTTCCTTTCTTACATAGATTTTAGTAGGCTTGCCATCATACCGCAGTGTTTTGATGTCATATCCAAAATGTTCCTTCACCTGCCTGCTGAATTCCACATGGCTTATAGGTTTCATGGCGTTTTCAAAGCAAAACTGGTTATACCGCCTGTAGCACTTCCTTGTAGGCTCATTGCACAGGCTGTCACCCACTTCATCAAAGAAGGTGCTGATCGGATTCAGTGCTTCTTCATATTCAGCCAGTTCAGTGTCAATTGCAGAAGTGGTGGTAAAACTGTTGGTAGCCAGTACACGCTTTAAACCTTCAATGCCAAGGCGCACCAGATATTCCATGGATTCTGCGCTTCTTAAATCATACTTGATGAACGCTGAAAAACCTTCTTTGGATCTGTTAAAACTGGCATTAAATGGCACAATGATTAACCTGTCTATGATGGCTTCTGAATCCTTACCACGTCCTAATCTGGGTATACTGTTGCCACTGAAGATCAGCTTACAATATGGATTAAATTCAATTGGTGCTGCAAACTTCACATTGCAATTGATCCTGTCACCTGCCACCACCTTCTTGAACGTGCCTGAAGCTGGTATATACTCATCTTCGATGTCATCGCCAAGATTCGCAAGCTTTCCAAACAGGCCAGCAGCCTTGTACTCATGTGACAGATCAGACAGATCCAATGCGCTAACATTATCACTGCCCAGCAGATAGGCCAGCATATCAAGGAATGTTGACTTGCCATTATGCCTTTTGCCTTTTAACATAAAGGCTTTCCGCAGTTCATTGCGCCTATAGAAGGTATAACCAATCAGTTCTTCTAACAATAACCTTACTTCCTGATCATCACAGGCCAGCCTGTTTAGAACATCATCTGTCAGCTTACAGTAGGCATCAGGCTTATAATCCCAGCAGATCTTATTGGTCAGTACACGGTCTTTGCTGAAGTCTTCCAGCTGATCTGTCAGTACATCATAAATGCCATTGTTAAAGGCAATGTAATTGGCAGATGATACTGGTGTATCCCCATCAATGTATGCCATCATCCATGACAGTACTTCCTTGCGCTGTTGCTGTCGCAAGTTTGGCAGATGCTTGATCATCAGCCCTTCGATGTTCACAGGTACATATACACCTTCTTTGAAGTAATGCAGTACACCAGCTATTTTTATGATGTTGTATTCACTGATCAGAAACATTCCAAACTTGTCATGCAGAAAAGTTTTACCATCATAAAACACAGGCTTTTGGAATGCTTCATCCCTTGTGATGGTTTCCAGTTCCTTGTCATCAAGTGGCACTTTCAAGACATATTTGTTGATGACCTGCAGGCACTGTCTAGCTTCTTCTTTGCTGTATCCTGCAGCCTGCAGTGTCAGAATGTAATTAAACAGTGCCTGATTCCTGCCATCGCCTTCTTCCATCGTCAGAAAGTCTGTCTTTGCCCTGATAGGCAACAGCCACTTTGGTACAGCATCATATTCTTCGTCCTGATAGATGTCATATATGATGCGCCTTTCTTTTCCATCGAATTTAAGCACAGAATAAGATGTGTTACAGCCCAGCTTGCCATCTGATTTCAGACCGCAGGCCAGTGTTTTCTTGATCCAGTTCTTCAGCACCATGTCATCATTTTTGAATAAGAAATGCTTGCCCCTTGTAGTTTCGTATACCCGGCAGGCTAACTGCATATCTTCTACTATCCGCATTAGGATTTCTGACTGGTCATGGTCATCGATATCCACCAGCACAGTGTTATCATTCAGGATGCCTGCATATTCACTGTGCTGTTTTGCTTCACGCAGATTTAGCAGTTCATCTGCAGATTTACCTTTAAAGGGCATTATGCATTTCTTATTTTTGCAAGGCACATAGCCTTTAAATAATTGATACATCATTCATTCCTTTTTCAACAGTGTCCAATCTTTCACAGGCCATGTCATAATACTGTTCGCTTATTTCATAGCCTATATAGTGCCTGTTCTGTTCTACACAGACACACGCTGTTGTACCAGTTCCTAAAAAAGGATCAAGTACAATGTCATTTTCCTGTGTAAATTTGCTTATAAACCATTCGCATACTTCTTTTTTCATCACTGCTTTATGCTCTTTTGGCATACTGCTGTTGATGGCTGTTGTAATAACATTCTTTGTGTAAGTACCAGTACTTTTCAGTGGCGTATCACCTAACACAATAAAGAATTCATATGCGTTTGTAATGTTGTTACCGCCTGCTGGCATCGGATTTGATTTTTCCCAGATAATAATTTCTACAATCTTATCTGCGTAATATCCAATATATTTACACACATCTTTTTTCTGATAGAAGTTTTTCTGCACATTCACAATAACGTGACGTTTAGTTATGCGTAAACATTCGTCTGTGAAATGACACAAAAATTTAAAATAATCATCAATCTGGTCATTGTAAAAATCATACTTGTCATTTCGTTTCCTGTTATATGGTGGTGATGTAAACACCACATCTACACAATTACTCGGTAATGTTGGCATCAACTTCATGCAATCGCCACATTCAATGTAGTCATATTCCATGTCACATTTCCTTTTTAAATCCAAACTGTTCCAATCTCTTTTTTGCCAAGGCTATATACCATTGCTTATCCAAATCATCGGGTGCTTTAACACCATTTACATCTGAATTAACAATGAAACAATGGTCAGGAACATTTGCAAATTTTTCAATGGTCATACCATCAGCCTTCTGTTTGCCAATATAGCCATTGTGACTGTTTCGGCTGGCAAATACCCTGAAGGTCTTACCATTTAACATTTTGCCATTATGCCACGCTGATTTATATTTACTTGACAGCTTCACAATCTTCTGGAATGATTTCAATTCATCGCAGCTGTTGATGGTCTTTTCCACCGGGACACCATGCACCATGAAATCAACAAGGGCTTTATTGACCACTGGCAGATCATTATCCAGTTCATTCAGTGGCTTCACATATGCGCCTTTGCTTTTCACATTGCCATCAAAGTCAATCGCAATGTAATTGTTGACATCCTTTTGGATGATGGTCTTGTATTCGTCAAATGACATATGCAGGCCAGTGCGCTGTTCCCACTGGTATACAACATCATCCAACTTTTCATAATCCTTTGCCTTGATCAGAAGCAGTACACCATCTGTGTTTGACTGGATCAGCTTTGTAAAGCCTTCAATCTTTTCAAGCAGATCTACCATCAGTACTTGACCAAACACACAGACCAGCTTTCTGTGCAGTGGATCATACATGGCATTGTTTGGATCACCTTCAGAACCATAGGTGATGTTGCATATCCGCTTGTATGGTTCACGCTTTTTCTTTTGCTTCAGAGCCTTTAAGCGCAGTGATTCTGACAGAATGTGTTCAAATTTGCCATAATCATGTACAGCCCTAGACAGCAGATGATATCTAATCATTAATGTTGGATAAAGCTGATCAACATCTGCCATGATCAGCAGTTCATCAGGCTTGCAGGTATACTGGAATTGATTGATAGCACCATGCAGGCCACCCCATGCTATAACGTGTGGTATACCGCAGATCATGCAATCCAGCGCAGCTTCTTCATTGTGGTTCTTTTTGTTCATAAAGAAATCAACCACAAACTTATACTTACTGATCTGCATGGTTTCCGGCATCACGATATCCCACCCATCAAACAGATCCTGTCTAACCGCACCCAGAATGATTGATGCCAGCTGCGCCTGTGTCTTGCCAATATACTTCAGCGGAAGATCAAAAGCCTTTAGCAGTGCCATCTGTGCATCAAATTCATTTTTGGTCTGCAGAAAGACGGCCATTTCCTGTTCCACATCGTGCTGACAATAGTCAAATGTCATGGCTATTTCTTTTGCAGTCAGTTTCCTGTCAATGTCAAAAGGCACTTCAGTTTCCTGCACATCATTACCCATAAAGCCTTCAAGCTGCTTCAGGCTGTTAAATCTGTTCATGCAGTCATAATTGTATAGTTGAATCGTATTGAATAAGGTACTGTACTGCCACCCTTTTCTGCCTTCTTTAATAATCCAGTCACTTGTGTTCTTCGGATCTGCCCCAAGCAGGATGGTCTTTAAGATGTATTGGTCATAATTCCTGCCATTGTAGCTTACCCATATCTGGTCTTTATGTGCCTTGTAGTAATCTTCAAGGGCTTCTTTGTCATTGTGGATTTTAACCACTGACTGTTCAAAAGGATTGATGATCACCACAAGCCAGTCATATTTGAAAACTTCAAAGTCATAGAAAGTTGAGCATGGCTCACATCACCACCTTTCAAGTGACAGCCTGCAATTAAAGCTGCAGGCTGTCCAATCATCATAGGTATCATTCAAACACATCTGTGACATCTACCCTTGTGTAATCACCATCTTTTGACTTATGTACTTCATACGACAGTGTTTCAGCTTCTTCAGCCATATCCAGAAGCAGATCATTAAACCTTGCATAGTCACCATCAAAATCTACTTCTGAATCATCAAAAATCTGCAGGCTTCGCAGGAATTCCAGCCCCTTGTGGATAGGAAATCCACTGCCATTGTCAGATCTGGCAAACACCTGATTGACAAACAGGCACTGTCTTTTATGCTGGCCTTCGATGATTCTGAACATCGCCTTGATCATTGGCTTGTGCTTACTGGATTCACCCAGTTCAAGTTTTTCCAGCTTACACACATATGTACCATCAGGCAGTTCCGCAAAATCACCTGTGTTGCTGTTTTCCATAGAATCTTTTAAAGCCTTTACAGCTTCTTCACCACCAAACTGTTCATTCCATTTGTTAAAATCAATTGCCATTGTTCATTCCTCACTTTTCGATAGAATCAAACAATAATGTTTGAAGCTTTGTTTTATTGAAACAGTCTTTGCATAACCAGATTGTGCAGAAGTTTGTCTGCTTGCCATGTACAACTTTTTTAGGTTTTAATGTGACATATTCGCCACCATATATATCTTTCTGGCAGCTGTCACATACAATTTTAATTTCTCTACCCATCAGCACCACGCTTTCTTCTGTTTAATTAAAAGGCAGTTCTTCATCCAGACTACTTGCATCAACAAAGTCACTGACATTGCCATCCAGAACATTCCTGCGTGACCGTCTGCGCCTTTTAGGTGCATCTGCAGGTGTTTCACCCACTACATCTGCTGTGGCTGTTTCTGCGCCTTCTACAGCGTCTGTGCGTGCCTTGCGTCTGTGCCTTACTGGTGCTTCTTCGGTCACTGCATCACCTGCTGTTACAGATCCTGTATCACCTGTGGCATCAGCTTCTGCATACTGCTGTCTGTGTTTCTCAAACAGTCTTTTGGTGGTTTCTGAAAATTCAGAGTCACTGGCAGTATCTGTACCTGCTTCAGATACTGTGCCTGCTGCTTCTTCTTTCGCTTCTTCAGCAGATGCTTCTTTGTTGATTTCTTCCTTGTCTTTGTCATCCCGGTTCTTCCTTCTGCGCTTCACAGTGCTTTCAGTGCTATCAGATGCTTCAGCACCTGCGCTGGTTCTTCTGCGCTTTCTGCCATCTGCATCAGGCTTCTGCACATCAGGTCTTTCAGCAGCTTCATCCATGGCTTTTACTTCAGCATCTGTGGCATAGTTTCCGATTTCATAGTAGTTTCTGATCTTTGTATCTACATACTTCAGATCATTATCAATTGCATATGTATCAAACATACCAATAGGTGACTTCACTGTATCCAGACCGCTGTTCTGTGTCAGGAAATAATACTGACCATCATTAACACTGGTCTTAAGCACGATGGTAAAAAGACCTTCAATGGTGATCTTTTCATCAAGCATCTTGCCCATGGTCTTAACCTTTTCATGGCCAGCGTCATCCCTCTGCAGATGTGACAGGAAATATACCACAACATCAGATGGCAGGTTCTTTGCTTCCTGAATAATATTGAAAAAATCACCTTGTATGTCATTCCACTTATCCCAGCCATTTTCTTTAATTCGGCGCATATACTGAAATGACATGATATACTGTGCGTCATCGATCACCACTACCTTCTTGTCAGTGGTTTCCAGTGCCTTCTTGACATCTCTGGTCAGTGATTCAAAGTCAGGCGTAATCTGTTCAAAGTGGTTCTTAAAGGGCAGTGGCTTACCTGCGCTGTTGATCACCAAGATTTCATTGTCTTTGAAGTTCCGCAGGCTGGCACTTTTACCTGTCCCGGAATCACCAATAACTAATACAATTGTTGCCATGTTATGCTTCCTTTCCATTAATGATCATGTTAATCAGTTCTTCCTTTGATAAGCAGTTAAGGATTGCTTTCTGTTCTTCTTCCAGATATGTTTTGACACAATTTTCTACAAATCTGCTGACATTTGTGTTAGTCACCTTACACACTTCATGGATTTTATCTACCAGCACAGGATCTGTAATTTTAATAGAAACGTCATTATGTTTATTTGATCTGTTGATATACCCTCGTTTTTCCATTTCTTACTTCCTCACTTAATCCGCAGGCTTTCCCCACGATCGCCAAGGTGCGCCCACTTACAAGATCCTTCTGCTTCAATTAATGCCCTGATGGCATCAAGATCAGCTTCTTCCTTGATTCTGACCAGTTCATCAGGCAGTTCAGATGTATCCTGTACATCAAGCACCACTGGTGCTTTGCCACCATTCTTTTGAACAGAAAAACTGAACAGATCAGTTTTAAATTTCCGCTTGCCAGTAGCCACCATGGCATCCTGCAGACTGGTCTTTAACTTCTTGATACCTGCCTTCAGCAGATTCTTTTTTGCAGACAGTCTTTCCTGTTCATTTTCAATAGCAGCTATGTTGCCTTCCATATTCCTGATCATTTTGGCGTAATTGTCGGCTTTTTCTTCAAAGTCATAATCAAGGCTTTCCATTGTGTCATCAATCAGCTGCGAATCCACTTCAGGGTCTTCAAGCAGCTGTTGAAGCTGCAGAAAGCCTTCTGTAATTTCATAGATGGTCATTTAGTCACTTCCTTTCTAATACCTGTCAAACAAGCTTTGCTGGCTATGCCAGAATTTAACATTGTGGTTAGTCTTCAGCGCATATATCATGTCCTGAAATCTTCCAAATGCATCAGGATACAGTACAATAGCTATGCCACCTGCTTTTCTGATCTGTGCCACATTCCACAGCTGCAGTGGCACAGGATGCCCGGTATCATTCTTCAATTCGATGCCAAGAAAATAACCATTACAGCACACCAGCAGATCTGGTACACCTTCACGCTGCACACCATTTGACCATGTTTTAAGCACCCAGCAGTTCTGTGATCTTAAGAATGCTTTGACATCTTTTTCAAAGTCCTTTTCTTTTGCATATTTCATTAATTAATACCCATATACTGCATGGTCAGCTTCACAATGCAGTCCTTCAGCATATTGATGTCACTGCGTGCTATCTGCAGTTCTTTGTCCTGCGCTTCAATCTGCTTGTGCAGTGATTCAAACTGCTTCAGCAGATCTTCCCTTTCCATAGCAATTGCTTTTTCATCAGGTGTGGTAAGTACCATCTTTATCCTTCCTTTCTATTTGTAATCTTCAATGAATCTTTCTACATGATCGATATTGGACATAAAGAACAGGAACAGCCAGACCATGTTGACCATCAGCACGATCAGTGGCACATATGAATCAGAATCAACCATACACAGCATCAGCATCATTGACACAATGTTGATGCCTGTGATACCTTTAAGAATCAAATTTTTTAAACAGATCATCAGTAAAATCCTTTCTCATTTCCAGTGTTGCCAGTATCTTTTCTTCAACAGAACCTTTGCAGATTAAGATGTAATAGAAGCAGGCTTTGGTTTGATTAATTCTGTGGATTCGTTTCTTTGACTGTTCATACAGTTCTGATGACAGTGGCAATGTGAAGAATACCATCCTACAGGCTTTCTGCAGGTTCAAACCCATAGCACCTGCCTGATACTGCAGAAATGTCACAGAATCGGCTTTGGTGTCATATGCAGTCAAATCCTTCACTGAACCATTAACAAGGCTGTATGGCCTTCCTGCGCTGTCACAGATGGCTTCTAGTGCATCCAGTTCCGCTGTGAAGTTATAGAAGACAATCAGTCTGTCATCAGTGCTTTCCAGCAGATCACTGAAGGCTTTCAGCTTTTCCTGACTGTAGAAACCACATAACCACCTTTCATACATCAGTTTGGTCAATGTGGTGTCACCTACCAGTTCAACATCATCAAACCCTTCTACATTTCGTTCAGTGATCACAATGATCTTGTCTTTGTGAAATTGCCTGTATTCCTTTGAAGCAGGTACATATAACTTTTGGAAGTTCTGTGATGGAAGATCAAAGACTTCTTCTGTCTTTAAAAACTGGCATCCATACTGCGCCATTTTGCGCTTCAATCTGTCAACATTTTTGTACCCGGTCACAATAGGAATGGATCTGCCAACAGTGTCAAGGTATTCAACCTTCACAAACTGTTGCCAGTACAGTGATTTGCTGATAGGCCATCCCAGCAGGTGCATCTGTGACCACAGCTTTTCATATTTTCCACCAGTAGGTGTTCCTGATAGCAGGATCACATTCTTTGGCTGCATCTTCAGGATGAATTTTGACCGGTTTGATGTATCATTCTGGATCAGTGATGATTCATCCAGCATCAGTGTAAAATCAGTCAGCTTCAGCAGTTCCTTCCTGCGCCAAATCAAATCATAGTTGATAATGCCAACTAACTGTGGATTCAGACAGCAATCAATATTTTTAATAACTTTGAAAAATGATTTTAAATCATTGTTATTTGTTAAATTGTATATAATGTCATCATCATAATTAGTCAGAAAGTGATCCATCCAATCCAGCACTTTTGACTTCTGGCACACTACCAGATTTACCCTTGCGCCAAGCTGCGTCAGCTTTTCAGATCCTGTGTAGGTCTTACCTAAACCCATATCATGGTAAAAGGCTACATGGTTCTTACCTTCAGCTATTTGCAGTGCTTCTTCCTGATGCTTATATAATTTCATCAATGGTCACCTGATGATATTCATCTTTTTTCTTCAATCTATAACCGATTCGCCTGTATTCGTCATAAACAGGTTTCCAGATTGCTTCACACTGTTTTCTTTCTGCAGGAAAATATTGTTGTAAAATGTTCAGTTCGTGCGATAATCTTGCATTGAATGGACAACCTTTGCACCCGGTTCTAGGGAAGTTAAAAGGTGGATAATACAGTGCAGGAATTGCAACATCATACGCTTTAATAAACCAATCTTCCCATTCTTTTGTGAGTACAACTAATGGCTGAAATGCTTTTAATTTATTTTGACGGAATGCCATACACGCTGCATTTGATCTCCGTCCACCTTCTTCACGCATAAGTCCAACAATCGAATAGGGCCTGTTATTATCTTTACGCCAGTTATCAAGTGGTTTTTCTTTTAGTTCCTCACAGCATTTATCACTTATATTCATTTTGAATTCAGGCGTAAACTGATATTTTAAGATTTTTGGACAGCTTTTGTATGATGACCAAGGCTCTTTATCGGTTCTTTCGCCAAGGTATTGAAGTATGCCCTTGCTTTTACCAATTCTTTTATATCTTTCTACCATTTCTGAATGGCCTTTTGATTTAAACGGATAACCTTTTTCTTCAAGCATTTTTTTAATTGGCACAGTAGGTTTAATGATTTTGACACGATCATCATACTTCTGCATATCGATAACAAAATCTCTGACCGCATTAAATTCAATTCCTGTATCGGCGTATACCCTTGGGATTTTGTTGTCAGGCAATGCCAGATCAACAAGTTTTGACAGTACGCATGAATCTTTGCCACCACTGAAGGAAATGTAAAAATTTTCTTCCCCATACTGTTTCATCACACTTTGGATCTTTGTTATTCTGTCCTGCAGTAAAAATTCATTTTCGGTCATTTCTGGTATCACCACCTTTATCATCAGCATCTTTCTTAATCACACGATATGGACACCTTTCTGGCTTTCTACCACTTAATTCAAAACAAACATGATTGCATTCAGGCTTCTTATCGCAACAAATGCAACAGATATCTAAACCACAGGCACTGCCAAATTTTATGGCATCTTTGCATTTAATCACTTACCAGCACCTTCTTTCTTGATTCCACTTATGACCTGATACAGCACCTTAAAATCATCAGCTCTGATCACATGACCTGTGATGTCACTGATTTGCTTGCCATCTGATAAAATGTGTTTGATTTTAACCATCAGGCCACTTCCACTGATTCAAATAAGTCTTCCAGCGTGCCACCATAAGCCAGATACCGCTTAATAGTCACCACTTCCCAGAATCCCCACTCGCTTGTGCCATCCATCCTGCTTGTGATGACACCATTGGTCTTGTGCAGTAGCTTTGCTAAATCGCCTTTTGACACGTTATGTCTTGCCATTTCAGCTTCAAGGTTAGGGAATCGCATCTTGCGTCTTTCGGTCATCATCGTTTCACTTCCTTTCATTTTTGCTTATTTCAATATTTCTTGATTGATTTTAGCTTTTTCTAAAATCACTTTAAGTTTATACCAGTTTTTGCAAATGTCAATATGAAATATCTAATTTTTTCATATTCTAAAATCATTTAAGATAATTAAAACAAATCTGAAATCATTTTGTAATAATCGAAAATAATTATTGATATTTCTGCAAAATCATAATATAATCAAGCCATCACAGGCAGAAAGGAAGGTACAACATGGATAGCATAGAAGACAGATTAAGGGAATACATCAAAACCAGATATGGCAGTGTCAGGGCTTTTGTACTGACACATGATCTGAATTATGCAAATGTGGATTCCATACTGCGCCGGGGAATTAAAAACGCCACATGGAATAGTGTGAAATCACTGTGCCATGCACTGCTGATCAGTGCTGATGAATTGGCAAAAGGAAACATAGTAACAGTCAGTGCGCCAGCAGAGCTGACCAGAATAGAAGATATCTTTGAACAGACAAAACAAAAGCTGCATACCTGCAGCCATCCCACTTTAAATGACCATCCTGTGAATGCTGACACAATAGCATCCATCATTGATGGTCTGGATCTTTTATTGGAAATACAGAAAAGAAGGATAGAAAAATGAATAAGAAGATAAGAGTGGCTATCTATGTCAGAGTATCCACACAGGAACAGGCAAAAGAAGGTTATTCTATCAGTGAACAGACTGACAGACTGACCAGCTATGCAAGGATCAACGATTATGCCATAGTGAAGGTTTACACAGATGCAGGATTTTCAGGTGGAAACATGAACAGGCCAGCACTGTCTGAAATGATATCTGACATCACTGCAGGCAGGATTGACAAGGTATGTGTATATAAGCTTGACCGCTTATCCAGATCACAGAAGGATACCATGACCTTACTTGAAGACATCTTTCTAAAGAACCATGTGGACTTTGAATCCATGACAGAAAGATTTGACACGTCCACTTCCTTTGGTCATGCCATGATCGGCATACTGTCCATCTTTGCCCAGCTTGAAAGGGAAAACATCAAGGAAAGAATGTCGTTAGGTATGTATGCCAGATTAAAACAAGGGAAGTGGAAAGGTGGCGCAAGGACACCTTTTGGTTATGATTACGATCAGCCAAATGATGTGTTGGTGGTCAATGACTATGAAAGCATGATTGTGAAGTACATCTTTGAAGCTGTGGCATCCGGGAAAACACTGTTTACAGTGTCAGAAACACTGCGGAAAAATGGCTATGCTTTCCACAATGGAAAAGTAGACAGAAAAACCATGCGGTATATTCTGCGTAGTAAAACCTATTTAGGCTACATCAAATGTAAGGATGAATGGATCAAGGGCTTGCATCCTGCCATTATAGACAAAGAAACCTATGACAAGGTGCAGGCCATCCT